TACTAGTCTCATTGATACTATTTCTATGCCTCTTAACGTTGCGTTCGATGGCAAAGGGAAAGTTTATGCGCGTCCTGAGCTCGTCATCATCGATACAAACAATGCCGATATGAATTTGGATCTCTTAGTTTCTAATAAGGCCGCATATGAGCGAAGATTCCTTTATATCTGTCCACAGGTTTTGGACGAATTCCGAGAGGCCGGTGGATGTGGTCTGGATATACAGAAGTCATTGGAGTCTGACCGTGATATCAATGATAGGTGGAGTTTTGATGTTTATCGGAAGAAGCCTGAATCCAAGATTAAATCTACTATTGTTCCCTTGATGCGTCAGGGCAATGATAGTAATATTTATTCATTGATTAGGCTTCTTACCGATCTTTTTACGGATCACGTCAAGACCCAGGATGAAGTTTTATTGCGAACATCTGCCGCTATTGACCCCAGTAATTATCTTCCGCGTCCTGATATTGGGGATGAGAAAGAGTTAATTATCGCTGAAAGCGATATTAGAGGGAATCTTTCACAATTAGGAACGAAGATCGGAGAAATACCGTTTTCCAAATTTTTTGATTGGGGGAAGAAAGTGTGTGGAGAAATTAATTCTTTGGCAACTTCATCTTTGGAGCTCACGGTTTGGTGGTTTTTGGAACCTCCCGCTGTTAAGTTCATAATGGAGTCTTTTGGATACCTACAATTTCTTTTCACCATTGTTTCTGTGTGTCTCTTTCCCTTTCTCGGTACGACATTGTCTTTTATGGTTTACTCTCTGTGTCAGTTCGTACTTATCTCTGTTCGTTCACATATAATGCAGTCTTTTATGGCTACGCATGATAGCACCACGAGTAGATTTAAGAATTCATATAATAGGTTGTTCTATTATTTTGGCCTCAGAACTGAGAAAGAAGGGCTTTTTAGTCGTGTTGAAAGATGGGCGACGGTTTACAACTTTATTGGCGGGGGAATTATAAGTATTATGTGCATTTATCTGTACAAATATTTTAGTTCCCCTTCCGAATCGGATTGTGTTGGTGTTACTCATCCTCGTTGTGCTTGTGACCTACACATGGATCCTTCCGATTCGGTCGTTGAACCAGAACATGATAACAAACCAGTACGTAAGTTGCAGGTTTTGGAGGAATTAACCGAATGCTCTTCTTCGTATAAACGTGTCCCTGTTAAGGGACATCACCAGCTGTGGAACAATATTCAATATGTTTCGAATGATGGTACTTTTACGGGAAGTTGTGTGGAGTTGGAACAATTGGTTAGGAGGAATGTTCGGGGATGTTTGGTTGAATGGAATGATTGTTTGAATGCTTCTCGAGTATGTGGTTTGAAAGAAGATTTCTGCCTGATTAACCGTCATGTAGTTCATTCTTTTCCTCTTACGTTGCATTTTACCAATGATCCCAATCCAAACCCTGACGACATTGATTTTTATAAGAAAGTGGTTGTCAGGGAAGAAGATACTGCTATCGTTGGTGATGATCTCTTAATCATAAGGGTTAGAGCTTTGCGTTTTAAAAATATCATGCACCATATACAGTCAGTAAAACCTCCATGGGATCAGTTGATAGGACGTTTCAATGGAGAAGATGTTGTTGCTATGTATAGTCCAGTAGGCAGGTTGTTGGGAGTGTCGGAGAGCACGACCAAGAAAATTTGTAAGGTTTGGGAGTACGATAGTCAGTCACATCGTCCGGGTGTATGTGGCACTCCTTTAGTCTTGCAGATTAACTCTAAGTCTGTTATTGCCGGCATCCATATTGGTGGCATAGTAGGCTCTAGAAGTGGTTTTAGTGAATCTATTGATTTTAATTCTCTTGAGAAGGGTATAGAATCAATAAGCAAAGAATCGCCTCTTATGTCTATATCATCGGAGGGCTGCCTTACTCGCTCTAAAATGCAAGATCCTATTGTCCATTCTTTTGTTAGGTTTGAAGATCTCAGGAGACTGGATTATCTAGGAAAACTACCGGGGAATGTTCTGGTGAAGAATAGTAGTAAACTCAGACGTACTCCTTATCATGAGGAAGTTATTGACCTTTTCCAGGAAGTTTTTGACAGATATGATTGGAAGCGATATGGTCCCCCAATTATGGAACCGGTTCGATCGGGTGGTAATTACATCTCTCCATACAATATTACGATACGTAGTATGGCTAAAAGGAAAGTTTGCTTAGATCCAAAAATTCTAAATAAAGTCCTAGATTGCTATCAGCATCGAGTGTGGTCTATACTAGATAAGAAAGGATTGAATTTGAGACCATTGACTGCCCGTGTGGCTATTAATAGTTGCGATGAGGACCCCTTTCTTAGGTCGATGAATCTTTCCACAGCTGCTGGATTCGGATTTGGTGGGAAGAAGCGAGATCATTTTCACTTTGCAGATGATCAGTGGGTTCCCAATGAAGATCTGGAAATCCGAATTAGGGAGTCTCTTGAGACTTACCTTATCGGAGATTGCGTTAATCCCACAAACATGGCTTGTTTGAAGGATGAGGCAAGATCTTTGGAGAAAATTAGAGATGGGAAGACGCGTATGTTCTTTTCGGCTCCTCTAGATAACATCATCTTAGCTAGGATGTATTTATATCCTTTCTATACTTTGATGGTAGAAGAAAATTTTCTCTTTGGGTGTTCAGTGGGGATCGACGCACATCGTCAGTTTGATTCTTTATATAGTATGCTAAATAACTTTTCTCCCTTGCTTATGGCTGGAGACTATGCGAATTTTGATATTAGCATACCCTTCGAGATCAAACTGACTGCATCTACTTTCATACTTCGTACTCTTGAAAGGTATGGATACAACTCTGATTCATTGTTAATCTCGCGTGGTATCCTTACGGATGGTCTGTTTCCACTTGTTTCCATCTTACAGGATCTTTTCGTACTCACTGGTCAACAACCTTCAGGAAAGTACGCAACTGCAGAGGACAATTCTTTATGTAATGTCTTTATGCTAATGTACTTTTTCTATAGTATTGACGGTATGGCAGATAAGAATTTCTTTGACTTTGTGCTCCCGAACACTTACGGGGATGATTTGTTAGCTGTCGTCAAAGAAACAATATCTGATAGATATAATAACGTTACTTATCAAATTTTTTGCGAAGATGTTTTTAACATTGGATACACTGACCCTGATAAGTCATTAATTATGTCCCCGTTCTCTAGTTTAGATAAGAGTACCTTTCTCAAGCGGAGATTTGAGTATCATTCCAAATATCCTGTTATTGTTGGTAAACTGGAGTTAGATTCAATTTTGAAATCGTTGTGTTGGTACATTCCTTCTCCCCATGTTCCCCCTGAGGAGCAATTGGGCTCAACGATAGTTGCGGCACTCTACGAGTTGTACTTGGGTGTCAACGACACGCAATTTCAGAGGTTGCGTGCAAGCTTGATTCTTCTTTTTAAGGAAAAGATCGGGAATATTAATCTCGGTCGTTTCCCTACTTATGAAGAATTAGAGGAGAATTTCAACCTCTATAATAAATCCGCGGTGGTAGAATCCTTGCGCTCTCCACCCGTAGGACGACTGTCCAGTGAGTATTCGTCGCTAACTCTAAGTCAAGTTAGTGAAGAAGAGAAACTACAGCGACTTGAAAGTACTAATGAAAATACACAAATTGATATCACAGGCATTCTTGACGATGATGGGACTGCCGAAACGCTTCTTCGGAGTTGTTTGAAGAAGAAAGATCAGCTTCTAACCGCTCTGGATAACTATGTTTCCGATTACAAACTTTATGAGATTGACGAGCTCAAATTATCTATGTCCTCTGAGAACAGCATTAATAAACGTGTTGAAATGCAGTTTTTATTGGACATTAAGACAGTTTTAGAGGATCTCGAAATCACCATTAAATCTTGTAAGAGGAGCATTGCTAAGAGAAAGATCATCACTCCCGAGAGCGCGGAAATGGGCTCCATGACTAGTGGTCCGGTTACTACAGCTGACACTGTGGGTAACTTGACTGATATGGGCGGAGATATTATGGATATCTCTACAGCGGGAAGTAATGTTGATCCTGGATCTGGCGCGGTAGAAGTCACTAAACTTGGTGACTTTTTGTCCCGTCCCATTGAGATTTCTACCTTCTCCGTGGCTGTGGGCGCATATACCACGACTCGGCTGGCCATTTGGGATTTGTTTACTACAAATCCAACGGTACGTGCCAAGTTGCGTAATTTTGCTTACTTCCGTGGTAATCTAAAAGTCAGGATTTCAGTTTCTGCTACTCCTTTTCACTACGGAAAACTGCTAGTCTCTTATCAACCATATGGCAACTTGAACGAACCCTTAACTCGTTTGAGGAATACATTAACAGGCCATGCCACCTCTCGCGGCATGATACTTAATTATCTCTCTCAAGCTGAGGGATCGTACGTGATAGATGTGCGTGATAATGCTCCTTTAGACATAGAGGTACCCTTTATATCTACTAAACCTATGCATCGATTGTTCAATGACAGCCCTACCGCTATCACTGGATCTTTTACGGATATGGTCGACGCTGGGGATTTGTACATCTATTCTATAAATGCCATGGGTGCTGTCTCCACTGGTGCTTCTGCAGTCAATGTTCAAGTGTACGCTTGGATGGATGATGTGGAGTTAGGTACCAACACTGCCACTCAGGTTGCTATCACTACGGAATCAAACGAGATCAAGCGAGGTCCGGTCGAAACCGTGGCATCTAGGGTTCATGACGTTTCATCTGCTCTTGTGGGAGTTGGTTGGCTGTCACCATTGGCTACTGCAGTTTCTATAGCTAGTGGTGCTATGTCACGTGTAGCTGCTATATTTGGATGGTCGCGACCCTATGTGAATACGAATGCACATATTGGTAGAATTGTTCCTTTTACAAATACTGCCTCTACTATAGGAAACTCCACAGTTAGGAAACTCACGATGGATCCAGAGCAACAGTTAACTGTGGATGCCTCTAGTGCAGGAACCACTGTTGATGACATGATAATTACCAATATATCTGGTCGTAATTCTTTTCTCAACTCCTTCGATTGGCAGGTTACAGATGCAGCTCTCGGGGCTTCAATATACAATTGTAAGGTACATCCTAACCTGAACACCATTTACTCTAATGGATTGTGGAATTTTGTTCAACCAACCGCTATGGCATTCGCTGTGGCTCCTTTCAAATATTGGAGAGGAGATATCATTTTCCGATTTGAGATCGTGGCGTCCGCATTTCATCGTGGCAAGCTGGCCATATTTTATGAGCCAAATTGCGCGCAATACACGCTTATCAATTCTTCACTTTCGATGAATAAGCAGTATATGCACGTCATTGATATCCAAGAGACTCAGACTATTGAAGTTACGGTCAATTGGAATACGTATCGTAAATGGATGAAGAATCTGGACGCGACGTATGCCACTTTAAACACTACCTTGAGCGTTACTCCTGCGAGTTACGGCCTAGACTATGCGAATGGTTATATTGGGGTGACCCCTTTTACAAAGTTGCAGTCTCCTGATGGGTCTCCAGTACATATAAATGTCTATGTTCGCAGTGAGAATCTCCAAGTTAACTCACTTTGTCAAAGTATGCTTGCACGATCTAAGCTCATCACTCCTGAATCTCTAGTCATTACTCCTGAGTCTAAGACATGTAATGTTATAACGGAGATCAGTACCCTTGATCTGAATAAATCTACTGCTTCTACTGAGGGAATTTGCGCTGAGCATTTCGGTGAACAAGTCGTTTCTTTCCGATCTGCGTTGAAAAGGTACGTTACTGACTACCAGATTAATCAGAGTCTGAGCATATCGGCTGGATATTACCAAGTTGTTGGAGTAATTTTACCTGATATTAAGCCCTATTATGGTACATCCAATCCGAGCAACTTTACGTTGTATTCATACTTGAGATATGCTTATCTCGGAATGAAGGGTGGAATGCGATACATATTTTCTTATGGAGCGCCTTCCAGCACAACCTATTTCACCACTGCTAAAGTTTCTTTGAAGGAACCTAGCACTGTTTCAGATGCATATACTCAGTCTGTCGTAACCCTGGGTACTTTATCCAACGCTACGGTTACTGGGACCACTATAGAAGTCCCTGCTGTCAATTCAGGAGTTGAAGTAGAATTTCCATTCTATACCAAT